TTGTAAAGGATTATAAATCATATGCACTCTCACCTGTCTCCATTGTTTCTTTTAGTTCAGCTTTTTCATCTGGGTCGAGTGCGGTGTGAGGGCCAATCTTTAGAGTGTCCCAGTTCATTTCTGATACGAATGTCTCTGCTTTTCCACTTCTCATTTTATCACATTTGAACTTGATACAAGGCTCTTGGTCGCCCCAATGCTGAATACTATACGCAGCATCGACAGCATCAAGAATCCCTTTCGAGAATCTTGCTTCGCCTTTTTCATTTGTTTGGAAAGCAGAGAGAACTAGAACTTGGTTCTCCTGCGCTAGTGCTTTTAGACCTTTAGATATTTCTATCTGTTCAGTCCAATCATATTGACCTGAGCGACCGGGAGCGTTGTGGCGTCTAACTTGGTTTAGGTAGTCTACGATAACTAGACCGAGGTCTGGTAGCTGTGCCTGTTTCTGCCTCACTACACTGATAATTTTTGCCAATGTAAGTGATGGGTCATAAAAGACATCTACTTGAGGTTTATCTGCTAAAGGATTTCGTGTAAGTTGATAATGAAACTTATCAAAGTCACGATGTTCCTTGTATTCTGATAATGCCTCGCTACCGCTATCAAATCTATCTGCCCACCATTCCGCAACTTTATCCCACTCCATAGGAGATAGGTTTCTAGTTTTAACACGGTTGGTTGGCACTCCTGTTGCTAGTGAGCATACTCTTTGTAGAATTTGTCTCGTGTCCATTTCGATTGTGAAATAGAGAACGGATTTACCTTTAGATTGAGCTGCTTGTGCTATATTACAACAAGTAAAAGATTTACCTCCACCACGCTGTCCGCCAACAACGACTAGGTCTTTGGGAGAGAATGTGTAGTCTAAGTCATACTCCTGATTTAGACCAAGTGGTAAGAACTTCTGCAAGTCCTCATCACTGTCAAACAACTCAATAGTATCCATACTTTCGTTATCGTCAGTAGTTTCTACTCGGTCTTCAACTTGTACTACAATTTCTTGCAGTAAGTCTATATTTTCACGAGCATCGCCGATAGCTATTTGGTTGTCGATAAAGCCCTCAATCCTTGTTAAGATTTCAGACTGAGTAAATTGATTTTTTAAGTAATCTAATAGAATGATTGATTCAACATCTGTTTCAACTGTTTCGATAGCATATATCTTTTCTTGAAGTTCTCTTGAACGAACCTCTAGTTTTAAGTCTTCAAATGTTGGTAATGCGTGATACTTGTGTACGTGCTTGTCTACTATCTTCCACAGTTTTCGGTATTCACCTTCAGGGAAGTAGTGTTCTTTGAGTCCATTCCAAGTGTGGAAGTCTCCGTTTGCAAGTATCTGCTTAAGTAAAGCACTTTCTAATGTCAATTGTCTCTCCCAAAACAAAAATTAAATTACAAAAAAGGGCAAGCAGGCAGGAAGCCTACTCACCCAGAGTTAGGATAGGTTATTAACCTATTTCTTTTTTAGCAGCACCGTTGTAGTCTGCGCACTGAAGTCCTCTTCTTGTAAGCATGGTTTTGACACCTCTTACAGTTTTGCCGATTTGATCAGCAATTTCTTCAACAGTTAAGCCGTCAATATCGACTCCTGCTAAAGGGTCAGCTTTGCTAGAACCTTTGGTTTCTTTCTGCTTAGGAATAGCATTGATTTCACCTGCTCTAAGAAGTGATAATGCTTTACCTCTGATTGAGTTAACGCTTCTGCCCATAGCTTCTGCAATATCCTCAATAAAAGCACCGTCGTTTACTAATGAAACAAACTGGCTTTCTTCTTCCTCATTGTAAGACTTAACAGTCTCAACTTTAGGAGCTGGTTTAACATGCTCTGTAAGTTGCATGGAAAGAATTTTTCCTTGAATTGACTTAGCTGAGAAGCTTCCGCCTTCAAAGTTTTCAGCGATTTCTGCATATGTATATACGCCGCTGTTGTCTTGCACGAATGTGCTAAGAGTTGCTTCTTGCTCGTCTGAAAAAGACTTGCTTGCTGAAGCTGATGCTAATTCTACATCAAAACCCATTTTTCTAAGTTTTGAACTTACTGATCTAACAGATGTTTCTAACTCGTCAGCTGCGTTAGCAACTGTGTTTTGTGAGATTGGGGACTCACTTCCAACGAAGTCCACTAATTGTTGTGTTCTTTCGTCTGTCCATTTAGGTAATGCCATTTTATTCTCCAATTAAATGTTTAATATTACTAATTATTATAACACCTCGGTCACGAGCTGTTTGCGTTTTTGATGACTCGATACCACTCTCATTTATAAGATGTGTGCAATCCTTCGTCAAGGAGGATTTTACTATGAATCCATATTCATTTAGAACTTTTGTGGCAAATGCTTTAGTCGGGTATGACTTTAACTTACCTGTGATACAAACAACTCCTGTGACCTCTTTTTTCTTAATTATTTTATTATTCCATTTGAAAGGTAGTGTTGTCAAGTATTGATTAGGATAGAATTCAGTTTCTAACCACTGAATTAAGTTAGCTGATGCTTTTGGTCCGATACCTGCCTCAGTACAACTTTTCTCGCTAATATCTTCGATGTGTGATATTCTATCGCATAATTTTTGAGAAGCCGACCGACCAATAAGTGGTATTGAGAAAGCTGGTATCAAATCAACCAACTTACTTTGCTTTGACTTTTCAATCTCGGCAAAGAGTTTCTCAGCTATCTTCTGACTGCCTAATCTATCTTCAATATCTGAAACAGTAAGTTCATAAAGTTCTGAATAGTCTTCGATTTGCAACTTATTAAGAGTTGCTGGTCCAAGTCCTTTTATCTTAAGAGTTGAAGCGAAGTGTTCGACTTTCTTATCCCACTGCGCAGAACAGGTAATGTTCTCGCAAAACAACTGGTCATTGCGGTAGACTAATATGCTATCGCAACAAGGACAGTTGGTTGGTGGTATAATCTGTCTCACTTAGCTTCTCTCTCCAAAATATACATATATTATAGACGATTTTTGAACTGCTGTCAAGAACTATTTTTTCCGTGGTAGATGGGTAATTTTGAAACAAAATTTAGTTGTCCTCCCCTTCATAAATGTGAGTATCCTCAATCATGTTTCGATTGTTCCATTGGAAGACCAAAGCCTGCCATTTCTTAACTAAATAATTTATCCAATTTTTTATCATATATATCTCCAATAATTCTTTTTGCCATTATCTTATGACCTTCTTCTAATGGATGGTCTCTTGGGCCGAATGGCACCCCCTCTCGTTTGCACATATCATAAAATGCTTCTTCTTTTAGAAAGGGAAGTTCCTTAAGATAGTCTTTTTGTTTCATATGTTCGACTACCCAAAGGTTATTTGCTCCTTCGTCTCTTTGTTCGTCTAGTGTATGCAGCAATGGTTTTGTTTGTCCATCGGACATATTGTAGAATAAATAAGGTATTCCTTTAGCCTCTAAAAAATACTTTGTACTTAATATATAATGTAAACTATATATTATATTGTATCTTGGAGACCTACCTAAATTACCCCAACCATTTATTGCTTCCCATTGTTGTAGTTTCATCTTCGGATGAAAATGTACTTCATTATCAGGTGCTGGGGTTAAAGACTTTTTATCCATTCTATATTTTATCCAAACTGCACTTCTCCAAGCATGGTAATCATCTAAGAACTCAAATCTATTTATTCCTGACCATACGATAATAACCAAATCCGCAGGCTTTCTTATCATATCATCAATAGTAGTTCTCCATATTCTGTCATTACTACCTCCGACTTTAGCATTATCCCACCATGTTTGATTAAATTCATTGCTAACAATATTTGCAAAAATATCATCAGGTCTGTTTTGAACTTCCATACCTCTTACAAAGCTGCATCCATTCCAATAAATCAAAATACCCTTACTCCATAATTTTTTGAAAATCTATCTGCGTCCTCTATGGTATTTACCATGGGTTCACCTTTAACATTCAAACTTGTATTTAGTATCATAGGTATTCCTGTTTTCTCATAGTATTCTTCTAGTATAGGTCGGAGTGCTGATGTAGAATCCTTTCTAACGATTTGGACTCTAGCCGTTCCGTCCACATGAGTGACGGAGGCAAAGTCATGCTTAGCTTTAACAACAAATTGCATATACTCGTTA